AAGTTCTCTGTATATTTCAACAGAAACTTTTCTGTATTTTCCTGCCTGTACAAAGTCTTTCAGCTCATCTGCCACATCTCTGAAGGATGCTTTTAATTTGCCGTTTTCTGCTTTTAATCCTGACACCCAGCCAAAAGCAGGTCCCTTTTGTTCATGGTCAAGAGTAATCGGTGCCTCGCAGAATTTAGGGTCATAGTTAGCTGCAAGAGCCGTTACATCCTGCGGAGAAAATACTCCCTGCGGATAATTTCCTGCTTTAAATACCTCAAAAAATTTCATTTTTTCTCCTATTCCTGCTTAAACAATTGGCTCTTTAGTAATCAGCCTTAATCCTGCGTTAATTACTCCAAGTAAAGCTGCTTGAAGCTCAACAGGCACAACAAAACCTGTCTGGGATTGAACAACTATTCCGACAATAGATACGGCGTTAACCCAGAAAGTCTTTGACTGCCAGAATTTTTTACCTGTTTGCATAAGTTTGCCTCCTTTAAAATCTTTTAATATTGAAAATTTAAATATGGATTTATGAGGCAGTATAAGCTTGCAGGATAAGCATTTCAAAAGAACTATTCTTTGAATATTTTATTGAACCGTTCAAAGAACCATTCTTTTGAAATGGACTTTAATCAGAGTTAATTTAGACGTACAGAGATAAAGAAAAAAGGCTCTTTTTTTCTTTCTTGTTAATTTTGTGAGGTTTTTATGACTGAATCAGCTTTAATTCTTGAACTTGTCAAGAATATCGGGTTTCCTGCAGTAATTTTTGCTATTTGGTATATCTACCATAAGTCACAGGTTAAAACATTTGAGGATATTGTTAACAATAACTTTCAAGTATTAAAAGACTTGCTTGAAACCAATCAATATCACACAGCCCTGCTTTCTAAAATTGATACAAAGATAGAAATGAATCTTTGGTGTCCAATTTTAAGAAATGAAATATCAAAAAATAAAGTTTAAATTTTGTAATCAAAACGAGGTTAGACAATGAATCCGGAAAAAATGCAGTTTAAAGGACAACTGGCAGAATCCAGAAAAAAGTATAAAAGTCTTGATACAGAAGCATCAGGGTTAATTATACTTATCCGTTCTCTGCTTAATCCCTATGAGGAAGATATTACAAATCTTCAGACAGATAAAGCCCTCAACTCAATGCAGAGGCTTGATGAAGTAAAAGAACAGATGAAATCTTTAAAGTCCAGAATTGAAACGATGGAGGCTGACCTTGAGTAAGCGTGATGTTTATTATAGCGAAGCAGAAAGGCTTTATGTAGTAGATCAGATGACTATTGAAGAAGTAGCATCGAGGCTTAACGTTGCTCCAAGAACTGTAAGGTACTGGAAAGAAGATGAAGACTGGGACGGAAAGCGAAAAAAATATCTAAAATCCAAACAAACTTTTCATGAAGAATTATATGAATTTGCTAAAAAACTCATGCATTCAATAAAGGAAGATTTGGATAACGGCGAAAAAGTCGACACAGGAAGAATGTACGCTTTTACCCGTATGCTTCCCTTGATTACCAAAATTAAGGAATACGAAGACGTTTCTAATAAAAAGCAATCAGAAGAGAAAAAAGGGCTTACTCAAGACGTTTTGGCTCTTATTGAGGAAGAAGTTTTAGGAATAAGGCGAGAGGCTCCATAAGGAATAAGGCGAAATGATAATCAAGTCTGATAAAATAAATAAATATTTCTTGCCTTATCAGCAAAGATGGCTTGATGATGATGCCAAAATAAAAATTTGGGAGAAATCAAGAAGAATCGGGGCTACTTATGTGCAATCTTACGAAGATGTAAGAGATTGCGTAAGTAAAAAAGTGCCTGCTGTATGGTTTTCTTCAGCTGATGAATCTGCTGCAAGAGAATATATTGCTTACTGTGAGCAGTGGACAAAATTATTTCATATTGCTGCAAAACCGCTTGGTAATATTGTTATTGATTCAGAAAAAGACATTAAAGCCTTTGTTATTGAGTTTTCAAACGGAACTAAAATACACGCTTTATCTTCAAATCCAAAAGGTTTCCGTTCTAAAGGCGGAAAAGTAGTGTTAGACGAATATGCCCATCACGACAGTCAGGATGAATTATGGAAAGCTGCAAGACCCTGCGTTACCTGGGGATTTCCTTTAAGGATTCTGAGTACGCATAACGGTAAAAACTGCAGATATTTTAAATTCATAGAGGAAGTTAAAAAAGGCAAACTTAAATGGAATCTTCATTCAACACCCATTCAACTTGCGGTTAATGAAGGTTTAGTCGATAAAATTCTTGGCAAAACTGCAAGTATTGAAGAAAAACAAAACTGGCTGGATGAGCAGAGAAGCAACTGTTTTGATGAGTATACATGGTTGCAGGAATATTGCTGCGAGGCGATTGATGAAACTACAGCATTCCTAACCTACGAGCTTATATTATCTTGCGAGCTTGATAATCTTTACAGAGAACTTGAAGAACTAACAGGTGACTTGTTTGTGGGAATGGATATCGGCAGAAAGAAAGACCTTTCTGTTATATGGATTCTTGAAAAACTTGGAAATGTTAAATATTCAAGAATAGTAAAAATTATGGCTAAAACTCCTTTTCATATTCAGGAAGAGGTTTTATCCAATATTCTAAAACACAAAAATTTAAGACGTTGCTGCATAGATTCAACAGGACTTGGAATGCAATTAGCAGAAACTGCTCAACGAAAATTCGGGCAATATAGAGTTGAAGCTGTAACTTTTACAAACAGGGTAAAAGAAGAGCTTGCGTATAATCTGAGAACAAATTTTGAAGATAGAACGGTATATATCCCATCTGAACACGAGATTAGAGAAGATTTACACTCGATTAGAAAAATTGTAACCACAGCAGGAAATATACGATTTGATGCTGATAAATCAGAAGCATCAGGACACGCAGACAGGTTCTGGGCTTTAGCTCTTGCCCTGCACGCAGCAGGAGGAAATTCAGGTCCCATATATATTGCTTCAAGGAGTAAAAGAGATGCTTATGAAATTACGAAAAATTATTGAAAATTATCTGAGGCGTTTTAAGACTACCTTTTTAGTTTTGGGGTAGTTAAGTGTACAAACATACAAAAACTCTTCTTGCAGAGAAAATTAAACGGAAATTAAACGGGGTTTAAATAAGGTTTAAATGAAGAAAAAACTTTGGATAAATAATAATGAATTTATAACCTTTGATGAGAATAAAAAGGGGATTTCTGATGAAATCGCAACAAGAAAGCGTGCTTTTGATTTTTATTCTCTCGGTTTAAACCTGCCTGATCCTGACCCTGTGCTTAAAAAACAGGGCAAGGACGTTAAAATTTATCGGGAATTGTTAGCCGATTCTCACGTCTGGGCTTGCGTTCAGTCAAGAAAATCAGGTGTTCTTTCACTTGAATGGGAACTTGACAGAGGTAAAGCTAAATCAAGACAGGCTAAAATCATTGAGGATATTTTTAATAAACTTGATTTAAATACAATTATCACCGAAATACTTGATGCTTCGATGTTTGGATTCCAGCCTCTTGAAGTTATCTGGCAAAATACAGGTTCTTTAATTATTCCAAAAGAAATAAAAGCCAAGCCTGTTGAGTGGTTTGTGTTTGATGATGAGAATCAGCTAAAACTCAAAACCAAAGAAAACAGACAGGGAGAACTGTTACCGGACAGAAAATTCCTGCTTCCTCAATATAATCCAAGTTATCAAAACCCATATGGAGAAAGAACTCTTTCTCGTGTCTTCTGGCCTGTAATATTCAAAAAAGGTGGGCTTAAATTCTGGGTAATTTTTACAGAAAAATACGGAATGCCTTTTTTAGTGGGCAAGCACCCAAGAGGCACAAGCAAGGACGATACAGATAATCTGGCTGATATGCTCACAGCTATGATTCAAGATGCAATTGCAGTTATTCCAGATGATTCAAGCGTTGAACTTCACGAAGCAGCAAAAGGCTCATCTGCTGAAATATATGAAAAACTTATTGATAAAATGAATGCCGAAATCTCAAAGGCAATATTAGGACAGACTTTAACAACTGAAATTGGTAAAACAGGAAGCTATGCAGCTTCAAATACTCATATGGGAGTCAGAAAAGACATTATTGATTCTGATAAAAAAATAGTTGAAAGAACCTTAAACCAACTTATCAGGTGGATTTATGACTTGAATTTTTCAGGGCAGTCAAATATTCCTGTATTTTCAATGTGGGAAGAAGAAGATGTTGATTTGAATTTGGCTCAAAGAGATAAAATACTCTCTGATTCTGGAGTTAAATTCACAAAAGACTACTATATGAAGGCTTATGGCTTTGAAGATGAAGATATTGAACTGGCGGAGCCGGGAGTTTTAACTCATTCTCAGCAAGATATTAATCAGGAAACAAGTAATCAACAAAAGTCTCAATTTCAAGAATTTAAAGAAAAAAGCGAATTTCAAGACCAGCAGGCAATTGATGAATTTGTAAATTCATTCTCGGAAGATGAGCTTCAAAAACAGGCAGGAATAATACTTTTGCCAATTATTGAGCTTATCAAAGAGGGAAATTCCTATGAAGATATTCAGGAAAAACTTTCAAAAAATGGATTAAAAACAGAAGAAATAGAGCTGATTATTCAAAAAGCGATATTTATAGCGGAAGTGTGGGGCAGATTAAATGGAAATGATTAAATATTTTGATATATTTTCAGGAATAGGCGGATTCAGGCTTGCTTTTGATAATGCCGGTTTTAAATGTGCCGGATTCTGTGAAATTGACCCCTATTCAAGAAGTTTATACAAGGCATATTTTGATACAAATGGAGAATTTGAAATTTATGATGCAACAAAAATCAAACCTGAAGAACTCCCCGACTTTAATATCCTTGTTGGAGGATTTCCTTGCCAGGCTTTTAGTATTGCTGGAAAAAGACGTGGATTTGAAGACACAAGAGGCACACTCTTTTTTGACATCGTCAGGATTCTCTCATACAAAAAACCCCAATATTTTCTACTCGAAAACGTTAAAGGCTTACTTAGCCACAACGGTGGAAGAACTTTTGCAGATATCGTTAAAATTCTCACCGACATTGGGTATAGGATTGAATGGCAGGTTCTTAATTCTAAGTTCTTCGGCGTTCCTCAAAACAGGGAAAGAGTGTTCATTGTCGGATGTTTTGGAAGAACAGGCACAGGAAAAATATTTCCTGTCAGCTCAATCTGCACAGAAAATTCTGATAAAATCACAAGACCAAAAAGACATCCGTTAAGTAAATGCGAATCCCAGGGAAATAGAGTTTATTCAACAGACGGCACAAGCTCCTGCTTAACATCGCAAGGCGGAGGACAAGGCGGTAAAACAGGATTGTATTTTATTAACAAGCCAAGATATGACGAATATAAAGCTTCTGATATTGTTCAGACTCTAAAAGTCGCAGGTGATACTCCTTTAATGAAAGTAAGAAACGGAACTAAAAAGGGCTATGATGAAGCAAACATAGGTGACGGGATAAATTTGGCTTATCCTCACAGTAAAACAAGACGGGGACGTGTAGGCAGAAAAGTTTCGCAAACACTCGACACCAACTGCAATATGGGTACAATTGACGGTTTTAGAATAAGAAGATTAACACCTCTTGAGTGTTTCAGGTTACAGGGATTTCCTGATGACATGCACGATAAAGCAAGGGAAATAGGTCTTTCAGACAACAGGCTTTATAAAATGGCCGGCAATGCTGTAACCGTTCAGGTTGTTGAAACAATTGCAGAAAAATTAATGAAATTAATTCAGGAGGAAAATCATGGCTCTTGATTTAAAATACCTGATTAATCTTCCGCCTGAGCGAGCAATAAAATTTCTTAAATCAAAAGGCTACAAGTTCAGCTGGGATTGGCATGAAATTTGGCAGGATGCTCATAAAAAGTCTTTTACTGTAGCAAAAGTTATGAGAGAAGATATTCTCACAGATATTCGAGAAATGGTTCAAAAAGGACTGGATGAAGGCATAACCTTTCAGCAGTTTAAAAAAGAGCTTGAACCTAAGCTTAAAGATAAAGGCTGGTGGGGCATTATCTCGGGCAAGCCGGATGAAGTCAGAGAAGAACTCCTAAAACGCAAACTTATAACTGATGTAAATCTAATTCCTGATGGTGATGAACCAATCACAGTAAAGCTCGGTTCTCCTTACCGTTTAAAAACTATTTTCAGGACAAATATCCAGACATCTTATATGGCAGGCAGGTATAAAGAGCAGGCTGAAAATACTGATAATCGTCCTTACTGGCAATATGTGGCGGTTATTGATAAAAGAACAAGACCAACTCATTCGATGCTTAACGGCAGAATATTCAGATTTGATGACCCGTTTTGGGATAGTTTTTATCCGCCAAACGGCTGGGGTTGCAGGTGCAGAGTCAGAGCCTTATCAGAAGACAATATCAAGGAAAGAGATTTAGGAATGGATTCTTCAGAAAATCAAATATCAGAAGAGATGAGGCTTGTTAGCAAAAAAACAGGAGAACTTAAACTCGTATCAGTTTATACAGACCCTTTAACAGAGCATAAGATTTCACCAGATGTTGGCTGGAGTTATAATCCCGGAAAAGAATTTAGAGTTAAATAGGAGGCAAAATATATGACTGTAGACAAAAAATCGCTATTAAACTGGGTTGGAGGCAAACGCCTTTTGAGAAAAACCATTGAACCGCTTATTCCAAAAGATATTGTTTCGTATATAGAGCCTTTCGGAGGAGGTGGTTGGATCCTTTTTTACAAGGACAAATGGGCTGATTTGGAAATTTACAATGACCTTGACGGCAGACTTGTAAATCTTTTTAGAATCGTAAAATATCATCCTGAAGCCTTAAAAGAAGAATTAAGATATCTTCTTGGCAGCAGGGAAATGTTTATGCAGTTTATGAAAATGGATGGAATAACAGATATTCAAAGAGCTGTAAAGTTTTTATTCCTGATAACCCGCTCTTTTGGAGGCAGAGGAGAAACTTACGGAACAGTCAAAAAATCTTCAGGCGGAGCAAGCAAAAGTCAGGGCAATATTCTGCTTAAAATCGATGCCATTCATAAAAGACTGGATAAGGTGCTGGTTGAAAACAGGGATTTTGAAAAGCTGATAAGCCAGTATGACCATGCCGGAGCGTTCTTCTATTGCGACCCTCCATACACATTTGGCTGCGGTTATGAAACCACTTCTACAAAAGATTTTGACCACGAAAGGCTCAGAGAAAAACTTGGAAATATTGAAGGCAGATTTTTACTCTCTTATGATGATTCAGAGAAAATTCGTGAGCTTTATAAAGGGTATGAAATGATTGCAATTGAAAGACTTAATGGGATTAATAACAAACAGAGTGGTGATCGCAAGAATAAGATGTTTAAAGAGCTGTTAATTGCTAATTACCCTATCAGGAAAGCAAAATGAGCGATACTATTGAAGTAAGGATTGAAGATAGGGAATTAACCAGTCTGCTGTTTAGGCTTTCTCAAAAAGCTGTAAACACAGCTCCTTTAATGCGGAATATCGCCGGCATTATGCAGGATTCTGTCGAGGAAAATTTTGAAAAAGAAGGCAGACCTGATAAGTGGGAAAAACTTAAACCTGCAACAATCAAACAGCGAACTAAAAAAGGTTACTGGCCTGGAAGAATCCTCCAAATGAGGGGCGAGCTTGCAGCTTCTATTACTAGCAAATACGATAAGAATTCAGCCATAGTCGGTACGAATAAGGTTTATGCTGCTATTCATCAATTCGGCGGAGATGCCGGCAAAGGCGGAAAAGCTAATATTCATGCAAGACCGTATTTAACTCTGGGAGAAAAGGAAAACAAGGAGATTACAAAAAAAGTTCAAAACTATCTTCAGGAGTAATTTGCTTATTTTATGGAGTTTTTTGTATTAAAATAAGAGTAGGGAAATATTTCAGGTATATAAACATATTAGGATTTTTAAAAATGTTAGAAAAAAAAGAATTTCATTTTGTTGAAAATCCTTTCGCTCTCGAAAATGGTGAAAATGTAGAACTCATTGAGGAATTAAAGAATTCAATAAAAGAAAACCTAATACACCATAAATATGTAGTGGACATTTATACAGGGTTGCCTGAACATAATAATTATCTAAATAAAAAATATAAAATTAATAAAGAAAATGCTGAAAACGCCATTAAAAATAAGGATTATGTCCGTTATATTAATTCACATGAGCTTCCCTATAAATTAGCCCCTTTGTGTGCAGTTTTTGAAAAAGCAGATGCAGACGATAAAACAAAAGCTGAATTGTTAACTTATAACTGGGTTTTAACTGAAAACCCAAGCGTAAATATGAAACATTGGATAAAACTTTTTAAATATTTTACAGAGAAAAAAGAATTGCTTATGTCAGAGCAAGAACTTGAATTTTTCAATAATCTTCCTGAAGAAATAACTATTTATCGTGGTGCGGATACTATCGAAGGTATTAGTTGGACATTATGCAAAGAAAAAGCCGAATGGTTTGCTAAAAGATATAATAAAAATGGTAAGGTTTTTGAAAAAACAGTTAAAAAACACGACTGCTTATGTTTTCTGAATGACAGAAAAGAAGAAGAAATAATTTATATTTTGGGTTC